TATGTTGTTTTGCTCTTCTTAGAGATGCGTTTGTAAGGATCCTGAAAGACCATGCGAAGGTCAATGTTAGGATTATCCTTGATGACTTGTCTCATCTTGCGCCTACTGGGTGGGTCCCAATAACCTTTCACTTCAAGTACCACTCCGTTGCTTGGTAATACAAAGTCAGGAGTGTATTGATGTTCAATAGTATAAGGATAGGACGTTTCCTCGTATTCATAGTCAACGCCCAGTTGTACCAATAGATCAGCTACTTTCTCTTCAAGTCCTGATCGAAAGCCCATTAGAAGTCATCTTCTACTGAAGCTGGCGTAGTGTCAATAACTTTGACGTTAGGATCTTGTGTTTTGAATCCTGCTGTATTACCAAATAACTCAGCAGCTCCTACTTCATCTAGATCTCCTACGTCTACACCTACCTCTGACTGAACACTTACAATCTGTACTCCAGATAACTTAAGTGATGTGCCATAGGTCATACCATCTTTTAGTATGTATGGTTTCTGAGTAAATCCAAGCTTAACTTTACTGCCTGAATATACTGGTGTAGTCTCGTCCTTGATTGGTGTACCTTCTGTATCTACTACAGGTGGACGTTTCTCTTCACTCCAAGAGAACTTGATAAGATACTTACCATCACTAACTTCTTCCCATGGTGTAGGTTTTAGTAGTGATCTCTTGGGGTTTTTTAATTTAGACTCTGCCCATTTTAGACATTCGTCTCTTTCAGTCTCTAGTTTGGAGATCATTTCTTCTCCAACTATGGCTTTCAATGAATAGCCAAACTTACTTGGCTTTAACACGGACTGATAACCTTCAAGGGTTACAGGCTCGGGTGTTACGTGTATGTTTCTCATTAACAGAAAAAATATTGTGAATCAATTACAGCTTCCGGTTTAAGGTCGCCAATAATCGGTGGTTGTTCTTCAGCTCCTATTGCTAGGGCGAAGTCGGTTAAGGGTTCATGCTCTGCAAACAGAGTCATGTAAGTTTTGCGTACCAATGTGGAAAGGGTACACATATCAGTAGCTCTACATAGGACGCAATCATGTATCAATGCAATGGGAAAATCCACATCTGTCATTGCAATGTGTAGAAGACTAGCATCTAATGAATGTATTAGATTTGGTGCAGTAGCATTCTTGTGATGCTTTAAGTCTACACCTATTTCTTTACCAGAGACAGACAGCCTAACTCTCCCCATCAGTTGAGATCTTATAATCTCTTTGTCAGTTTTCATCAAGCGTTGCTTAACTATGAAACCTGATGGTGTTGTCCATTTAATCTCAGATGCACCAGATTTGATAGCACGAGCTATCTCTGTTTCTATCCATTTCATTACGTCCATAGCTCCCGGAACTACCTCGTTCATGGCAGCTCGTACAGCTTGTACGCATTGAGTCAGTTCTTCTTTGGTTACATCTACTTCCTTTTCTTTAAATGCGTCCCTGATGTAGGAACGATTAGAGAAGGGCTTAGCATTGTATGGTATGGTCATCACACAACGCTTAGTTACCTTCCTATCCCAGTGGGGTTTTAGCCGATCAGGGATTGCGTCCATGCTATGTGATGCAATGACTGCATAAGCGTCTCGGGGTTTTGGACCCCCTATGACGTTTACCATACGAGCAGTGGACGCATCTTTGCTGAGACCAGCGAGAATCTGGAGACCACTACATGTAGCGTCTACAGCTACGGGTAGATGTGTGTGAGTACGTGTCTCTGCAATTATTACACTATAGAACTCTTCACATGCTGCCAAAAATAACCATGGCTCGTCTGCATGCTCCCAATCAGCTATGTTATCTAGCGGATTTGTTGCGACACGTGAGATTAGCTCCCAATTATTATGTGCCCAAATTAATCTCTCTTGCCAAGAAGATTTATCTAAACCATATGTAGTAGAAACTTGAAAGCAAAGCCAATCTGCACCTGTACCAGTTATCTTAGCACCTTTACTAAACATAATCAAACTTTTTCCAAAGTCAGTGTCTTGTGGTGTGAGTAGGTTAGGTATAGGGTAAGCTCTACCACGATAGTCAAAGCTCCAAGGTATAAAGTAATCTTTACCCTCAAACTCTTTCACTACGTCCATGGTCATGCGAGTTCTACATGATTTACGTACTTCGTTTTTCTGTAGTTCTCTAGCTCTCTTAGCTTTTGTCTTCCATTCCCTCCTACTCTCTTCATTCGTATCAATATCAAATGGTTTAGGAGGTATCTCATGCTGGATAACAGGTCTAAACTTTCCTACGCTAATTCCTCTTTCTTCTAGTTCCTTCGCTACCTTTACTATAAAAGGATTTAGCTTATAAGAAACCTTCTGAATTTTGTTAATAAACTCGTAGGTAATTTCTCCCTGTATTAATTGGCTGTCGCTCCTGCGTACCATTTGATGACATCTTGTCAAATCATTTAGATAATAACCACCATCTTGGAGGGGATGCCAGTTGCGAGGAGGGATAAGCATAGGCTTAGCCAAAGGACTAAACAACTCTGCCATTCGCATGATTTCGTCATGGTGTTTGATTAATGTTTCAGAGGGTACAATTACTGATAATTTCTTATGACCTTTATAAATTAAATCTCTTTCAAACCACCCAGATACTTCACACAGACAGTCAATAAAGAACACTCCGACCTTGATTTTTGAGGTTGAATCCCAACCAATCCAAGGTGTTATGCTCTGCTTGTGCATAAGTGTTTGTATGCACTTACGCTTGTATTCTGTGCCTCTGGCTTGGTGCCAGTAGTTCTTCTTGAGTGTAGCTAATAGAGCTGGAGCCTCTCTTTCGTAGTACTCCATCTGTGCTTCGCCCTCAAGGGCTGCACCTACAGCTCTGGCTATAGTTGTCAGTGTGTGCTTTTTAGAAGTTGGTGAAAACACGTGATCGAATACGACCTTGCATGCGAGCATTGCTTGGATACTAGAATCGTTCGGCAGGATATGCTTGTGAAACACTTGCATACTGTGTCCTCCCCCTATCTTCATGTACTTGTCTTTTTTACTTTCGATAAATGCAATAAGATCAGGTAATATGGAGCTCATACATGCTGAGCCATAAACAGTAGCAGATGCGTAAGTCTTTTCCTCTAACTTCTTAGTGTTAGAATGTAACTTATGTAATCCACCACTTATTTGTTTACGCTCGAACTCCTTCTGATCTTCAATCTGTTGTTCTGTAAGCATTTGGATTGTAGTTTAGTTGTCGTCTTTTACTTGCTCTTGCATTATAGCAATGAGTTCGTCCTTGTGTGGGTGATTATCAACAAGAAGTTTTAACTGTTGATACCTACGTTCAAATGTCTTTTTTGTCATTTGGGTTATTGAAGTCAATGTTGAGTGGATTTGGAATCAGGTGATATACACCTTCATCTGTTGCTAATGTTATGTGTGTATTTCTACCTATTTCTTTTTTAAGTTTCTGTTTTGTATGATACTCAGACTTATACGTGAACTCTTCAATCTTACCTGTGTCCTTGTTTTCTATCCTGACTATACCAAAGTGTGAGCTTGGTAACTGATACCCGTAAATCTTCCAATCTTTAAAATCTTCAAATGGCATCTCAGGAAAGTAACTAGCAGGGCATTGCCTGATAGCTTCCCAATTGTTTGGGTAATACTTGCGTTTCATTTTAAATGTATTTGTGTAACGTCTAATAAACTGTAATCGTGTGCTACTACCCAGTCAAGAGCATAGTAAGCTGCATCTTCGTCATCTCCTGCCCATGTAAACAGGTAAGATTTGTCTTCGGGTTTACCCCTGATGCAATAGTCAATTTTGTAAATCATGGGGTACCTATATATCACAAGTTGGATTACAGGCACCTTCTAGGCGATTCTGAGAGGACTTAATTGGCTTAAGTATGGTAAAATCCTCTTTATTGACCATTGTCTTGCAATGTGAGCAAGTCATGGCTGTCCATGCAAGATGGTAGACAGACTGCACATAGTTGCAATGTGGACACTGTAGTGCGTCACCATGGCTGCGTGAGACACGTGTG